TGGAGAAGATCGCCACCGGCTTCATCATGGAGGCGATGCCAAAGATCGTTCAAACAGAACGGGCGATGTGCGTTGACTTTGTGCGAAGCCTCAACCGGTTTGTCGGCGACAAGCTGGAAGAAAAGCGCGGGAACCTGTAAAAAAAGCCCCCATCACTGAGGGCAAGTCCCTTGCATGGCAACTGCTTAGGGTCTGGCGTAGATGAACGCAGGCTTCTGAGCAGCCAGCAATTCTTCAGGTGTTGGCTCTGTCATTGGCGTCTGTTTTTTCAGGTTGTCGCGCAAGTACAGCGTCAAAGGCGAGGCCACAGAGATGGCAGCGCCAATCGCCCGGGTGGCCGGGTGAGGAATCAACTGCATCAAACCACCAACCCCGCCAGTGCCAGCAATCGCTGCGCCAGTGGTGTCGCCTGCCATCATGCGCTTCTGGGCTTCCTGACCACTTTCAGCGGCAGAAAAACCACCAAGGGCACCCATGGTCACAGGTGAGCGCAAAACGGCCCCTGCGCCCTGTTTTAAGGCTCCTGCGGCCTGAGACAGTGGGCCGGGTCCAGCGGCTGGAATCGGAGCGTTCGGAATCGGCGCTGTTGGGGGCAACTGAGTCAGCCCACCGGGAGACTGAACAAAGGACGCCCGGGGTCCGCCACCAGCGCTGGGCTGGGGAGTCATGATCCCGCCGTAGCGTGGGTTCTCGGTGAATCCACCACCCATTTGCTGGATCTTTTGCAGGCCCTCCGAGCGCTTGGCGATCAGGTCGCTTGCACCGCCCGGCTGCTTTGACATGTCCGTAGCTCGGCCAGCCTCAATGTCGGTCAGGCCAAAAGCCTTGCCGTAGTTGTATGCACCGGGGCCACCCATCTGCGTCAGAGGCCCAGCAGGGCCACCAACGGGGCCAGCAGGGCCACCAACGGCCGGGCGAGGCATACCGGGGGCAGCGGGAGCGCCGGGGGCCTGAGGCATACCTGCTTGTGCAGCAGCCAAAGCACCGGGTATTTGGCGGATGGCTTCGCCTGTTTTGCCGATGTTGGAGGCGACATCCAACCCCTTCGACAGGGCTGCACCAGCGCCAGCACCAATCAGGTCGGCCGCGATGCGCGTCTTGTTCGCCGTGAAATCAGCCTCAGAAGCTGGCGTCTCCACGGGCACAGGCTCATCCTCAGGCTCTGGCGATGCAAAGCCACCCATGCCGCTGATGTCCCTAAGGTACTCTTTGGTGGAGGCGGGAAGAGACTTGTTCTCGGGGTCTGTGAAGTACGGGTGGTTGTGCCCGGCGTTATAACCAGCAACAGCCAACACGGGGTCGCCGAACTTCTCAAGGCCCTGCTTGAGGTAGGTCAGGCCGATCTCGATGTTCTTAGATGGGTCGCGCAGATCTTCGGCAGAGAAGCCCATCATCTCAGCCGTTGCAGGCTTCACCTGCATAAGGCCGATCTCGCCGCTGGTTCCGTTTTTGGTGTTCGGATTCAAGCGACTTTCTTGGTAGGCCAATGCCACGGCCAGCTTGGGGTCGATGCCCATTTGCTTGGCTTTGCTTACGATCTCAAGCGCAATCTGCGCCTGATCTTCGTTGAGTTTGCTCAAAAGTTCTTGCATCATTTGATCCCAAGTTCTTCACGAAGTTTTGCGGCGGCTGGGCCTGAACTGCCTGCGGCAGGACGCTGTGTGGAGCTTGCTGGGGGCTTGCCTCCCATGTTGGCCGCAATCCTTGAGATCTGGCTCAAGTAGTCCTGAGACATGCGTTGGCCGTCTGGGGTGTCCATAAATTCATCAGCGTCCATCTTGGACCTACGCAGAGCCGCAGCACGCTGACGGTCAAAGTTCGCCCGGGCCTCAAGCATGGAGAGCTTCGCCAAGATCGTGCCGGGGTTGTCCTTGGGGGAGATCGTTGCGTTGGCAAACAAGTCACGCTCGAAGTTGGAGATCGCACCCTGACCAGCGGCCAACTTGGCTTGCTGGAGCTGGATGTTCGCCATGACCGACAGGCCGAAGCGGTATCGGTCAATTTGATCTTGTGGGATGCCGACGTTTCTCAGAGTGTCTTCCAGAGCGCCAGCACGAATGGTTGTTGTGCCGGGGCTTTGCACGCCCTCTTGAATGAGGTTAAGGATCGCACTACCCACATCTGGCCGGTTCAAGATACCGAAAATCTGAGTTGCGTCTGGGCGAGAAACAATGGTGCGCAAAGCAGAATATGAGGCCAAGCGGCCAGTCACATCCTTGCCTGCGTCGATCAGCTCCTGTGTGCGACTAACTTCAGCCTTGGCTGTTTCAGTGGCCTTTGTTTTTGCGGCCTCTGCCTCTGCGGTAGCTTCTGCCGCAGTAGGGCGAATCGCAGGCTTGGCGGGTGTGCTCGATGGTGCGCCTGAGGGAGTGACGCCACGGAACTTGTCAATCCACTCTTTTCCTCTGCCCTCATCCTCAGCCCTCTTGTACTGGCTGTACTCGAAGGGAGTCATCTCAAAGCGGCCATACTTGGTCGTGAATGGCTCTTGCTTTTGGCCCGGAATCTCAAGGTTGAGGTACTGCTGGGTGTCTTTGTCGAACACGATGCCGTTCATTGAAATGGTGAAGCGCTCACGGTTGGACTTGATCAGGTCATTCAGGATCTTGGCTTTACCCTCCATGCCGGGCACAGCCGCAAGCCTTGCAATGTCCTCAGGCGTGACAAGGCGACCTTGCGAGGCCGCTGGAGCGCCGGGCTTGGCTGGAGTGCCGGGTTCAGCAGGCGTTCCGGGCGCTGCGCCGGGAGCACCGGGAGCGCCGGGAACTCGTGGCAACATCTCGCGGAACAGGGCCTCGCCACGAGTTGCCTGACGCTGGGCCAACTCACGCTGGGCCAGCTCCATCTTCATGGAAGCAAGCTCTTGGGCACGCTTTTCTTCTGCCTGCTGGGCTGGTCCAACCTGAGCGGCTACGTTGCCCAAGACTTCGCCAAAAGAGCCGGTCTTGGTTGGCGACAAAAAGCCCTGAGACATTGCCAAAAGAACAGGGTCAAACAGTTGACTCTGTCGTGTATCAAGAGCTTCACGCAGCTTTGCGTAAGAACCCTTGATCTCGTCGACAAGTCCTTGCTCTTCCGGTCCTTCGGCGTACAGAGAGCCGAGTGGTGCTTTTGTTGCCATGGTTGTCCTTAGCCGGGGAAGTTCATCAAGGCGTTACTTTGCGCAATCTCGTCAGAAGTTCTTTGATCGCCAAGCGAGGGGTAAAACTCTTTGATGCCGCCGTACAGGTCTTTGAATGTGTTGACCAGCTTATTGCCAGCACCGGTTCCTTTGTCGTTGAACGAAGCGCCAACCAGTGTTCCAAGACCAGCGATCTGCTGCAAGGCAGAAGGAGCGTAAGAGCCGGGCAGAACGTCCTTGACTTCGGTCGTTGTAGTCGGGTAGGTGTAGCCGCGCATGATCTGTGCGACGTTCTGTGCCCGTGTGAGTGGAGACTCGATCTTCGACTGCTCGTAGCCCAGCTCCTGAGTGCCGATGTCGCCCAGAGCCTTGAGGCCAGAAGTGGCCGCTTGAGCCTCTTGTGAGCCAAGAGAACCCAAAGCCTGACCAGCTTGGATGTCGTAGCCACGCTCACGCAGGGCGGCGTCTAAGGCCGACTTGTATCCCTCGGAGCGGAGCTTGGCTTGGTTGCCGAACAGGTCAGCCTGCACGTTACCCATCGCTTGGCCGGTTGCCCCAGCGTACCGCTGACTGCCAAAAGCACCCTGACCAGCAAAAGCTGCACGCAGGGCTGGCAACATGCTCTGTTGCACGTTCAGGGCGCTCTGACGGCCCATCTCGTTGACCACGTCCTGCTCGTAGGGGTTGTAAAAGCGAGAGATGTCCTCACCCGACACACCCTGAGAAGCACCGCGCAAAGCCGTCAAGGACTCGTCCATGGGGGTCTGGTAGCGGTTAATCGTGCCCTGAGCGCCCGAATACAGGTCTTGCAGGTTCTGAGGGAGACCGGCAATGAGCTGATCACCCGTGAATGGGGTGAAGGCCCCTTCGGCAGATGTTTTGCCCAAAGCACCCTGACCGGCTTGAGCCAACTGGGTCAGGTAGTTTGTCAGGTACTGAGGAGCGGTCTGGGTGGTACTGCCCTTCAGCTCAACTGGCGTTGGTGCTGGTGCGTCGAATAAGCTCATTTGGTGCTCCTTTTGCTAGATTTTAAGTAATCCAGCGGGGATTGGGAAGCAACGCAGGCTTCAAGCAGCCGGTTGCCTTTGGATACGTTTTCAAACCAAGGTATGACCCGAAGGTTCCACGGAACATGCAGGCCAGAAACTTCTGCACCCTGCAATGGCACAACATGGTCAACGTGCCACTCAAAACCAAACGCATCTGAACGGGTTTTTGCAAGCTCATAAGCCTGCTCCATCATCCAAAAATCGTCTTTAGTCAGCCATTTAGGCGTTCTGAGCATTTTTGCAGCGCGACGCTTGGCAAGCAAAGCAGCCATTTTCTCAGGATTGGCTTGTTTGTAGGCTTTTTTCAACGGCTTTTGAGCTTCAACCTTGTCAGGGTTTGCGGCACGCCATTCGGCAGATCTAACTCGGGCGACGGCGCGTTCTTTGTCTGGATTTTCAGCATACTTTTTCCTGCGGCGGCGTTTGATTTCTTCGGCGTTGATCTTGTAGGAAGCCTGTTTGCGTTCAATAATTTTCTTTGGGTCTAACGCATATCTGCGGCGACCACCTTCACGTCTGCATTCGACGCAAGTCCCGGTATCGGTCATGCGCTCCACAATGTGACCATTTTTGCAAGGCAAGCCAGTCATATAGGTCAATCGACCAGCTTGCTTTGCTTCAAATCTTGGGCCTCGTGCGCTCATTTTTTCTTCATGGCTTTTTTTGCCATATTTAAATAAGTAAGAGGAGACTTTGATTTTGGAGGGATGCCGTCCAAAGGGGCCTTGCGCTTGTGCGCTCTTATTTGTTTGCGGAACTCGTCAAGCAGCGCCGTGCCTGCTTTTGTAGATCCATTGCCAAGAGCGGAAACCAGCTCGGAATCGAGTACATATTCTCCGTCCGCAAGCCATGCGGGAATATCATCAGATTGACCATCACCGGGGCCTGATACGCTTTTCCCCTCTTTGAAGTTCTCCCGGCCATCATAGTGACTCAAAGCCCCACCAGACTTAGCCAGAAGAGGGAGCGCCATAGACCCGCCAGAGGCCTTCAGAGGCTCTACGTAGCCACCAGCGGCGTAGTTTGCAGCCTTACCCCCAAGGATGTCGTCAATGCTGTCCTCGGAGCCGTAGGAATAGTACTTGCCCTCGTTGGCCGGGGCCTCGGTGTCACCGCGCAACATCTTTGCCAGAGCGCCAATGTCGTTGTCAAACTGCTTGGTCTGCTGCTGGGGGTCCATGCGCTGCTGCATAACGCTCAGGAGGCGTGGGTCGATTTGGTTCATCATGACTTCTCTTTCAAGTTCGGCTTGGGCCTCTTTTACCCGGGCAAGTGGATCGATGGCTTTTTGTGTCTCACGAGAGCGCAGGGCCTCGCCACCAATGTCGATGGTGGATGGTAGGCCAGCACCGCCACCCCCTGTAACGCCACCCTTTCTCGGTAGGCTGAGCTTCAAGGCCTTGCTTGCCTCATCTTCCGCCACGACTGTTGGAGGAATGACTTCTGGAATAACAGGGGGCTTGATCTCTGGCTGCTTCCAATCGGACGGAATCTCAGTCTCTTTGACTTCCTCAACTTCACCCGTATTGGTATTGATCTTTACCGTGGTCTGGGTGTTGGTGTTGGTGTCAGTCAGAACAGTGGTCTGAGTGTTCCCAGTGATCGTGGTCTGGGTCGTTGTGTTGGTGTTCGAGTCAACCGTCGTGGACGTGGTCGTGTTTGTGTTGGTGTCGACCGTGGTCTGAGTGTTGGTGTTTGTGTTGGTGTCGGCCGTAACCGTTGTCTGGGTGTTGCCGTCAACCTTGGTTTGGGTGGTTGTGTTGGCGTCGGTAACGGTGGTCGTGTTGCCATCTACCACGGTGGTGGTGTTGGTGTTGGCATCGACCGTGGTTTTGACGCCGGTAGAGGTGTCCACCGTTGTTTTGGTGTTGGTCGTGGCATTGTTGATCGTAACCACGTTTGCATTCGACACGATGGACACATCGTTCCCAGTGCTGAATGCTGCGTTTGTTGCAGCCTGAATCACGGTGTTGACGTCAGCGCCAGCATTGACGGCAGACGTGATGGCCGAGCCAATCGTTGCGTCAACCGAAGCGCCAGAGTTGATGGCCGAAGTGATTGTGTTGTCAATCGCAACAGCGGCATCAGCACCACCGGTGATGGCCGACGTGATGGCCGAATCAATCACGACGTCAGGACTTGCGCCAGAGTCAAGCGAGGTGGAAACGCTGTCCGAAATGACCGAACCCACGTTCTGAACGTCGCCAGAGCTGATGGCTTTGTTGATGTTGTTGGAGATGGTTGCTGCGGCCGTATTCGAGACAGTAGATGCGGCTTCCGTAGCCGTAGCGGCGTCGACAGGTGACGTGGTGGCCGCAGTGCCTTTGCCAACCGCAGCGCCCAAAACGCCTTGCGTCAGGGCCTTGTTGACGTCGATTGCGTTGCCAAGCGCCACATCAACCGCAGCGGATGCACCAGCCTCCTGAGATCCTTCGACCACGCCTTCGCCAGCAACCTTGGTAGTGCCTTTTGAAATTATGTTGTCGAGCTTCCCGGCGGCCACATCAGCAATCTTGCCAAGCGTCAACTGAATAGCGGCCTCTGTGGCGGCAGCAGCGCCACCCGCTTTTCTACCGGCAGACAAAGCCTCTTCGTGTGTTTCGCCTTTTTTGATTGCGTTGTCGTAAGCCTCGACAACCGCAGCGCCGCCAGTGTCGGCGGTGTCAATCAAACCGCTGGCAAGCATGGTTGCTTTGAGAGATCCGCCGCCCAAGAACAAGGCTGGAAGCTCTTGCCGAAGCTCAAGGCCAATTTGACGGCCAAGTCCGCTTGTGCCATCCATTACTCGGCCAGCCAGCACGGCAAGTTTCTCTGTCCCTTTGGCTTTACTGATCAGGTCAACAGTGTCATTCCAATTCTTGGTGTCTTCTGGCGCAGTTCCAATCGACTGGCCCAAGTTTTGCAACTTCTCTCCGCCACTGATGATGGCATCGGCCAAAGGCTTGTTGTCCAGCGCCAAAGCAACGCCGCCCAAGTTCTTTTGCAGCTCACCTGCGGCCTCAAATGCAGAGCTGACGCTGGCTGTAATCGGGCTGTCTGGATTGTCCAGCAGATACTTGTTTGCAGCCTCGCCTTGCAGCTTGAACTTGTCATTGAGGTCTTTATAGAGGCTCTCGAAGAAGCCTGTTTTCTCCATCGACTTCAGACGGGCGGTCTCTGCTGCACTTTGGTCAGGAGCGTTGCCAATTACCAAAGAGGTGTTCAGTCTATTTAGGCGTGCTGTCTCGGCAGCGCTCTCGTCTGTTGCGGCCTGAACTTTAGGAGCACTCAGGTCAGAGCGCTCTTGGGCGGTGGCCGTTGAGTATTCTTTGCCCTGCCAAGTGAATGTCTGGTTCGGGCCGAGCAAAGAACGAGCCTGAGCGTAGGCATCAGCAAACTTTGGCTGGTTGCTGATTTGATCCAGCCTTTCCACCCTTGTCGCATCATCAATTGCGCTCTTTGCGATAGCGCCCTCAAGATCGCCAAAGTTTGTATCCACGCCACCTTGGCCGTATGTGGTTGTCACCACATTGCTTGGGCCAGCGTCCGGGATCTTGTTGATCACCACACCGCTGCCTGCCCCAGTGTCGGTCACCGCATTTGCAGCAGCCATTGCCTCTTCGTCTGTTGCGCCTGCATTCACTGCGGCGATGTATGTTGAAGAGCCAAGATCCCCTCCACCCTGCGACGAAAGGTCATCCACAATCCTGTTGGTGATACCGCCGATGACATCAGCATTCACGTTCTTGCTGGCGGTGGACGTGGCGTTTGTGATGTTTTGGGATGCGTTAATGATCGCGCCGAAATTCGGATTGTCTTTGCCCAACTCGGTGATGATGGTTGCGGCAGCGGCGGCGACCTGAATATCCGAGCTTCCGGTAAGTGGTGCGGCGGCATTCAGAGCGCCGACCAAATTCTTGTTCTCGATGTTTGTCACCACGTTCGCGGCGTTGCCAAGGTCCGCAAGCGAAATCGTGTCGGTGAGCATCGTAGAGCCAGCCATGTTGGCAACTGAGGGATTGCTCAACAAAGAACCAACAAGAGTGCCGACATCCCCATTTTTAGCAGCATTCGCTACGTTCAGACCAGTGGCAAGGTTTGTGTAGCCCCCAGCGCCAGCAAGGGACGCGAGAGCGCCAAGGACATTACCTTGTTTTGCCGCGATTGCTGCGTTTGCGGCCAGCACAAAGGGCTGCGCTCCGGGGATGAATGAAGCCATTTGCAGCAGCGGTGCGACGAGGCCCATATCACTGGTCGAAAACCCGGTGGTGGTGAAGCGCGGCTTGCCTTGCTCGTCGTAGGTGATCTGGTAGCTCGTGCCGCCCTTGCCGGTGTAAGTGGTGCCAGCACCCAACACATTACCCTCGGACAAGCCTTTACCGTCGTACACCACACCACGGCCAGTCACCACATCGTCCAGAAGACGTCTAGTGTATGAACCAGCGTCGTCGCCAGTGCCGGTCACTTCCTCGGTTCTGATTCTTGCAGCTTCTTCAGGGGTCAGCGCCCGAGTGGTGAAAGTCGTGTTGCCCTCGTAGTCCGTGCCGGACGGCACATAAGCCACGAAGTTGCCAGTAGGCATTCCGTTGTCGTCCACTTCCTGTTGCACATTCACGCTGGTCTTAATGTCGCCCATGCCCAACTTGCTCAAGTCGGTGATACCTTGATCAATCAGCGAACGGGCTGAGTCAAGCAGCACTTGCTCTGCGACGTTGACATCCCGGCCCAAAGCACGAGCAGCTTGGTCGTAGTCAAAACCCACGCTGCCTTTTTGCACTCCAAACACACCGCCAGAGAACTGTGAGGTGTCGGCAATACCGGCAAGCTGATTTGCTAAGTTCAGAACGGTATTGGTGTCGTACTCTTTGCCGCGATAGTCCGTGATGACTGTTGACTTTAGGCCGGTGTCTGTGGCCCCTGCTTTGGATAAGCCCTGACCAGCTAAGCTCGTCAAAGCACTCCAGTCAGATGCAGACTGAGTTCCAAAAGTGGCGTCTGCTGCTGCTTTGATCTGAGAATCGGTGAAGCCTTGGCTGATCAGGTTGTTGTACTCAGCAGCTTTTTGATCCATCGTCTGACCTGCAAGATCAGACGTAAATGTGATGGCTGGCGTTTGAGTTGTGACTTGCGCAAGAGCGCCTGATGTTGGTGCTGCACGCTGCTCCGCTGCGCCATAGTTTTGATAGTGCGTTGCTGCAAACTGTTCTGGCGTCATGCCGTAAGAGTTTTGTTGGTAAGCAGCAGCGACGTCTGGGTTCGCAGCAAAATAAGAATTCTGCGCAACGCTTGCACCGGTTACCCCAATACCCTGCGACCCCACACCGGAGGTGTTGGCGACTTGAGAAAGAGCGCCAGTTGCAGGCTGCGTGAACTGGCTGTAGGCTTGCGTGATGGTGGGGGCAGAAATACCCAGACCCGTCAAATAATCGACAGCTCGGGTCTGGGCATCTTGGGTGTCCCCGCCGACCAGTCCTGTGAACTCTTTGTACGCAGCCGCAATCTCAGCAGGTGTGCTGGTGGCCGTCAGTTTCTCGTAAAGTGCCATTTATCTTCCACCATTCATGACGTTCAACAAAGCGGACGCCCAGTCCTGCCAGTCATCGTAGCTATACGGGCTTGGGATGTTCTGGTTCACGAACACATCAATCGCCAGCAAGCCAGCAGCCCAGCTCTTCCAGTCGGTGTCAGCCGTTGGGATCTGGATCGACTGAGCGGCAAACTGCTCACACACCAAAGACGCCCAGTGATCAAAGTCCATGTACCTCGGGTCATAGACCAGAGCACTCTGCAAATTAGGTGCTGTAGCCACGAACATCCCCGAGGTCTGCGTTGACGATCACTTTGCCCATCTGGAAGTTCCCTCCGGCGACGTTGGACACAAACTTCAACCTCAATTCCCGTCTTTGCTCTCTAAGGTCAATTTTCGTTGTTCCCGGCTCAAAAGGATAGGGGCCAGTCGTTTTATCTTCAGCCTGAGCGAAAGGTCGGCCGGTGATAAACAGCTCCATCGTCCCGTTTTGGATGAAATCAGGCTCCAAACGCTCAAGGTGCAGCCAGCGATTCTCGCCCATAGGGGAGGGCTGAGACGGGCCACCAGCCACCCAACCGAGGTCGCTGGTCTCGATAAACGCCGCAATCGCGTTGGCTTGGGTGAATTTCACCTCGTCTGTTCCCACCTCGTGCTGCCACAGGCTCACAAAGTTGATGGTCGAGTCCACGGTGAACTCGAAGTCCGATCCAGACCCGAACGTGGCCGTCAGCACGTCCTCGGCGGCATAGCCCGTTCCACGGTCATTTATGACGATGGACGTCACTACCCCTCCAGTGACCGTGATCGTGGCCGTAGCGCCCGATCCTGAGCCTCCTGTGAGTGGTATGTAGGAGTACGTGTCGTTCGTGTAGCCAGATCCAGCGTCGGTGATAGAGCCAGTGAACACACCACCCACAGCGTTGATGTCCACCCCGCCGTTGACAGGGAAGCGGAAGACCTGAGAGAAGTATCCGGCAGTCCTGCGTGCGCCAAGGGCCTGTCCAGCGTCGTACCAGACGTTCTCGCGGATGTTGTAGACGATGGCGTCGTTGCACTCTTCAGAGTTGCCACGGGGGTAGAACCACCAGATCTCGCCGTAACGTGGCACTTTGGTCGCGTAGACCTTTTGCCGCTGGGAGTAGTTCAGGTTGTCGAAGAACCAGTTCTGGTTCATGGAGTTCGGGATCTCCTTGACCACACCGTTGTACAGCAGGAACCGGTCCACGCCGCACCAGTAGTAGATGCCGTCGTACTCGATGACCGACTGGCTCGACAGCATGGAGGACTGGCTGGAGATGATGTCGTAGCGCCAAAAAGTAGGGGCCGCGAAGTTCGCTGTGCCGCCGATACCCAGCGTAGTGGGAGCAAAAGACACACGGATCAGGCTGTCAAGGCTCCAAAACAGCCCAGAGGGAGCGTTCGAGCCGCCACGCACAGGAAAGCCCTGCACGATCTTGCCGGTGGACATGTTCACGGCGTTGGCTTCGGCTGAGACCCAGTCCTCCAGATTCCCGGAGGCACAGTTGCGGATCAGACCGTCGTTGCCGTACACAAAGACGTAGGGGTGCAGGGAGACCACACCACCGGAGATGGAGACCTCGTTGTCGAAGGTCAGAGTGGCCGCAGCGGCTGTTGCTGTGGCGTTCTTGGTCAAGACCAAAGCTGTCACGGAGATGGACAGAACTCGGGTGTCGGCGGGGATTCCGGGGCCGGTCACAAGCTGGCCGGGGCCAACACTGAAGTTCGCGGCGGCAAGGGTGACGTTCGGAGATCCGCTGGTCGTTGCCCCCACCTGCGTGAACACGCCAACAGGATTCAGGTTCGTGCCATTGATGGGGCCAGCCAGCAGTGGAGTGTTGGTCTCGCTGTCGATGTCGTTCAGGTCTCTCGATGGGTGGGCCAGCAAGAGGTTGTTGCCCGAACCGGAGGAGTCGGTGAAGGTGTCAAACTGCCACAGGTTCTCATCCGAGGGAACGAAGGCAGAGGCAGTCGTTTGAACCTGCACAGAAAAGCCTGACCCAGCCCCGCCCAGTTGCGCAGCGGTGGCTGTGAGCTTCTCGTACTGGTTGTAGCCGTATCCGCCCCCCGTGATCGTCACAGAGGTCACGACGCCGCCAGAAACGATGATGGTGGCCGAGGCCCCTGCACCATTGCCGGAGGTCACGTAGGACAGCGCAACAGCGGTGTAGGTGGCGTCGGTGTACCCAGAACCCCCGACCAGAGCGTTTACGGTCAATACAGACCCGCCGAAGGTGTAGTCGGTGATGCCAGAGCCGATGCCGTTGCTGTCAACAGGAATGACTTGCAGGCCATCTGCGTGGCCGCTGTAGACGTTGTTGAAGTTGCTCCGTGGAACAACGAAAATGCCCCGTGAGGGGCCTGCAAGGGTGTCGGTAATTTGACGGTATCCGCCGATCTTACGAGGGCGTCCACGCTGAAACCTGACCCACTGCCCGTCGACGTAGAACTCCTTGTCGAACAAGGTTCCGTCCCGCTGAATCCCGGGTTTGGTGTCAAGCGCGAAGACTTTTTTGGTCATCAGAATGCTCCGCCAGAGATGCCCGAGGTGAAGTTGCCTGTACCAGTGACTTCGATTCCATTGGCGTCAACGTCAACAATTAAGTTGCCCAGCACGGAGATGCCGAAACGGCCAGCGCCGGGGCGGTAAATACCGGTGTTTGTCTCGTTGCCAAAGTTTAGCGACGGAGAAGCGGCAGAGCCGTTCACCAAACTAAAGGCTGTGCCACCAGCTTGGGTGGTATTGGCATTCAGGATGTTCGTGGCATCGCAAATCAGCGTGGCTTGACCCGAAGCCGGAACGGTCGCTGTGTTGCCACCAACGGCTCCAGTCGAGATCGTCAGTGTGAACGAGCCAGCACTGCACTGGTTTGACACCACGTACAGGTTCACCACAGGAGGGACGATGATGGTGACGTTACCTGTCAGGGTTCCAGTGTAGATCTGGATGGTGTTAGCCGCTTCGCTGGCCGTCAGGGTGTAGGTTCCCGAGGTCACTGGCTTAGTCAGGACACCAAACTCAAACTGGGTGCTCACGCCGTAACCCACGGTCACGTACTCCGTGCCGGTGGACACAATGAAGGCAGACTCACCCGGAGCAAACGCCTTGCTCACCTCGCCGTCAATATCTTGGCTGCTGGTTGTCCCAATGGTGACAGTCCCGGTTCCGTTGTTCTTGAACAGAACAAACCAGTTGTCGCCAGTGGTTGCAGCCAGAGGCAGCGTTGCGGTGGTGGTTCCGCCAGACCAGACCATGGCCCTAGCCCGGTCGGTGGTCAGGAAGGTGTAGCCAGCGATCACGGAACCAACGGGATGGCTTTGGTTCAACGTAGAACCAGAAGCCAGCAAGCCGGAGCCAGCAAGCGTTGCAGCATCAGCAGAGGAGGTTCCAGTGCCAAAGGCGATGTTGCCCCATGTGCCCTGCTCGTTGGCGTTGGTCTTGATGTAGACGTACTTGGCCTCACCCGGAGCCACGGTGATGATCGTGCCGCCCCCGTTGTAAGTGCTGACCGTAAACGAATTAGAGCCGACGTTGCGGATCAAAGAGTCGTTACCGACCGATGCTTGGTTCGCAGGGGGCATGAACAGGGACAGACCACCAGCGGTGGCTGTGACGTCCATGATCCGGGCGACGTAGTCATCCGTGGCGTTGCCGTTGATGGGCCACTCCAGTTGGGTGTTGGCCGCAAGGGTGACGGAACGGTAAGAAACGTCCGTTGGCTGGATGACGTTGCCTGTGAAGGGGCTGTTGTAACTCATGATTGATCCTTAACTATCTACGGCAACCGCCTGACGGTCGGCCACACGAAGCCTGTCTTCTGCCACCAGAACGTCCATGGCCTGCTGGTACAGGGCCTGCCACAACTGGACACGGTCGTCGTTCTTGAGGAACGGCATAGCCTGAAGCAAAGTTCCATATAGCAGTGCCTGCGGCGCATAGGTGGTGAACCAGTTGGTCTGGTTGGACGAGTCCAAAGGCTGAAGGCGCTCGTAGTAGAGCACCTCGAAGACGTAGTCATCGTCCGGAGTGGGGGCGACCATCCAGTGGGTGTAGTCGTAGTCGCAGTAGAACTTGGGCACGCCCGTCGCGGCAGGATCAGGCCAATACTCGCGCAGGTACTCGTAGCGGCGCAGGAGGACGGGCTGGCGCTTGCCTGCCACGGTGATGTTCATCGAGACGGTTTTGTGCCAACGGGCTGGCTTGTCGATCACGTTGGCGTTCGTGACCATGGTGCTGGTTTGCACCGTCATGTTGCCCAAGAACTTGATCTGAGCAGCGATGGTCTGCTCGGCCAGCATGATGAACAGAGGGATCTTTTCCAGCGTAGCTGTATCCGTCCGCTCCAGATAGGACTGGACGTTCTCGACCAAGCTGTCGTAGGTCATCACACTGGCTGACGGCATAGGCCCACCTTTTTCTTGATTGATTCGGGACGCATAGAAAAGCTCCAGATTTTCAGCATTTTCGCACTTAACTCAGAAAAAGGGAACGCTCTGCCTCCCGGCGGCGCACCAGACCCGGCAAAACCTTACCGCCACCTTTCGTCCAGACCATGAACGCCTCGGCTGCACCCTCCCAGTCACCCCGATTGGCCCTCATGCGAATGGTGCTGCGCTGGAGGTTTCCTAGCCCGAAATTGAAGGATATAGAGACCAGAGCGTCAAAGCTGCCTTGACGGCCAACCACGCCGGGAACAAGTCGAAGAACACCACGTTCAAAAGTTGCGACGTCAGTGCGGAATAGTTCGTCGATCTCTGCTTTAGTCCAGACACGGTTGTCCTCCGGTTTCAGTGGCATCTCTTTGCGGATCATGGGGATGTCAGCCTGCGTCTTGCCTTCTGGCCGCACCACGGGCAATCTGATCTGCTCTTGGTACAGGACGTGGCCGTAGCCAATCGTCCAGATGTGGGCCGGGCAAAGGTAAGGCCGAGAGCGAAAGCCCTCGTACTTGTGCATCAGGTCTTCACCAGCCTTGCTGAGTTTCATTTCTTAGCCCAGTTACGGCTCCCGAACCAGAAGCCGATGATCCCCCCCAACATAGCCATCTCGTCGCTGGAAAACAGAAGCTCCGAGTAGCGGATCACGTCGTCCATGCTCTGGATCAACTGGGGGTTGTTCCACAGGTAAAAGCACATGAACACGTTGATGGCAACCAGCTCGAAGACGAAGATGTAAGTCACCGTGGGGCGGACAGTGCCCACGTAGTTGGCAACCCACTTGCTGGCCTTTTCCAGCACCTTCTCGTCGTGCTTGAGTGCAGCTTCAGTCATCTGAGCGTCGGTCTGCATGGCGACCTGCTCGGTGCGGATTTCCTCGACACGGGCCTGAGCCGCAAAGCCAGCAGCGGCCAGTTGCAGTTCACGCTCAGTCTGGACCCGGGCCAGCGCCAGCTCGTGCTTTTGGTCTGCCTTATTCTGGAAGTGCTCCAGCAGCTTGGGCAAGCCGGAGATCAGCAGACCCCCAAGGGTTGAGATGAGAGACAGCATTTACTTTCCTTTCACTTATGACCTTTGATCTGCTCGACGACCCATATTCCAACAGCCATCATTGCAGTAAACAGTACACCGATGGCCGTCCACATGGCAACCATCCACATCTTGGCTCGGCGTGCAGCGGCTCTGCGCAGCTCTGCTCGTTCTTCGGCATCCCGCTTTTGCTTGGCTTCCTTTTGGAACTTCAGCCAGTCTGCCCACATACCTGCTCGGCCTTGGTAGATCATCATCTCCCGCAGCTCGTTCTCCTGCTTCTTGAGCTTCTCAAGCGCAAAGAACTCCTCAATGTCGCTCCTGCCTGCGTCCCGTGCTTTCTTCTGGTACTTCTTCTGGATCGCAGATTTGCTGTCGAAATACTGGAAGATTGCTTGCCCGGCGTTCATCAGGTCACCTGAGTTCTGCACCGCTTCCTTAATCACTGCGAAAGCTGCATTCGCCGCCGCCAACTCAACCAACATACTTCACCCCACAAACAACCGGGCCACCATCAAAAGCCACCACACCACGACGATGATGATGGCTATTTTTACCTTCACTCAGCACCTTTTGAGGTGGTGATCGAGTCGTCGCCCTTGGCGACCGTTACCTTGTCGCCTTCGACTGTGACCTTCATGGGCTGCTCTTTGCGGTCCAGTCGGTCGAGCTTTTCGATCAAATTCTTGATGACCTCGAACTCGGGTTTCTCCTGCTTGGCAGATGCGCCAGCAATACCAGAGATCATGGCAATCAGCGCAGTCAGAGCAGCAGATACCAGACCGATCACAGCGGCGATCTTGGACTCTTCCAGCACCACGGAAGCACCAACACCCACGATGATGATCACGGTGATGTACAGCAGGCCGTGCTTGCCGATGGCCTTGCCAGCCACGTCTTTGGCTGTGCTCTGAGCTTCGAGCCGGTTGAGTTCAGCCCGGGCCTGCTCCCGGAACATCTTGAGTTCTTGGTCTTCCATACATCACCCCAATAAAAGAAAGACGGCCCGAGCCGTCCAAACAGTCAATGCGACCAGACTGGCTGCTGCAACGAAGGCAACAAGCCAGTCCCTCATGATCAGAGTCCAAAGATCTTCTTGACCATCTCAGCCGCCACACCGGGGCCGAGCAAGACAGCAGCGATCACCCCATACAGGAGATACTCGATCTTGGTCATGCGCTTTTCGCCAACGTCAAGAGAATGGTTGATCTTCTCGTAACGCTGGGCGCAAACAGCCTCGTGAACAGACAAACGGGTCTCCACAGATTCCTCCGCCATCACTCATCCTTGTTTTCGCCCTCTGGAGGGGCAAGTTGCGCATCAGCTTGGGTCTTGATCTTCATCGCCACAGGGTATGCGCCTGACTTTGTGGGCAACTCACTGAGGCCAGCCAGAATCAGGTTGATGTCGTCGATGGTAAGGTTTTCAAGTGTGATCATGGTTGTGCAGGCCAGTCAATAGTCCAAGGAAATCCGGCTTGAGCGCTGATGTCGCGCAGGGCTTGGCGATATGCAGCCCATGCAGCTTTGTCTACGGGGGAATCAGCCACCTGTGTCCAATCGCTGTCTTTTAGCATTTGAGTGCGTGAGGCGCGGATAGACTTGGCCTGCTCAGCGTCTTTCATGGCCTTGTACGCAGCCTCCTGCTCGGCAGCGGTGGCTTCTGCGTTGTCGGCGAACACTGGGCCAAGGATGTACTTGGTGTACCACTTGCCTTCGATCTGCTCCACACCATCGCGCTGGCTGTACTGGTACACCGTACCGCCAGTAGCCTGTGGGCCTTCAAATACGACATCCGCACCGCGAGAGTCAAGCCAATCCTCGGTTTGTGGAGCCACGGTGATCAGCTCACCGGGGTTTTGTGTAAGCAGCAAGTCCCGGAACTCGCTCCAAAACATTACTGCGCCTGTTTCTCTGATTCTGATTTGCATGATGGTTCCTTATGCGATTGCCAAGAAGATGTAGCTGACGCCGTTGCTGTTTGCCAAGTTGCCGCCAGCGTTGCTCAGTTCAAAGCCAGATGCAGCGGTGTCCACCCAGTCCGTGGTGGTGACTTCAGCGGCGGTTGAATTCAAAGCAAGGTACGGATCGTTACCCGCTACGATACCCCGGGCACTATCCCAAATTAGCCAACCCCCTGTTGTGCTGGTAGCTTTGATCAGAACGAAGCGTGCTCCGGTGGTAAAGCCGCAGTTGATGACTTGGGTTGCGCCCGTTCCGGTGAAAGAGCCAACTTTGCTCACGCCGGGGCACGAAGCAAAGAGGTATGCGACAAATGTCTCTCCACTTGCGGACGCAACGCCCTCAACCGTAAAAGTGGTCGATGTAGCTGCGCTAACGCTGGTATACGCCGTTTCTGCGTTTGTCAGGTTGAGGAAAAGTGTGTTTGATGTCCCCCTTGCAGACGAGTACACAGTCCAGTCATACGCGCCGCTTCTGCGTTTAGAAATTACAAGCTCTGGAGTTACGGTTAAGTTGTGGTTCAGAGTCAGTGAAGAACCCGTCCCCGTGTAGCAAACCACATCCATGTAGCCCGGCGCACGGGCAAAACCCCACGTCATGTAGTTGTTGATGGCCGTGTTCCACCAGCCGTTCATGCGATCCCAAATCTGGTTTGAGTTTGCAGACTCGGCATTGGTGTTTGTTGAGTTTAGTGTTGGATTGCCCATCAACCGAGCACCCCACGCAAACTTATCAGAACCAGCCCGAGAGCCAATAAAACCAGCGTCAGTGACAAAGCCAGTGATCGCGCCAGTTGTGGGTGATGCTGGGACCAGATACGGTGTAAACACACTCGTCCCGGTCGTAGGAGTCTTCATCGGGCCACGGCGTATGGCGATGTAGATGTAGGTTGAGCCGGTTGCGTTTAGCGTATTACTTGCGCTTGCCACTACAAAACCTGTAGCGGTCAGATCAATCCAATTTGTATTATTTATCTCGGCACCAGTTGTATTTGCGTACAAAGTTGCGTCCGTGCCCCCTGAAGCAATACCTCGCATATTATCCAAGATAAACCAATCGCCAGTATTATTATCGATTCTTTTAACCATCAGCCATTGAGGCTCATAACCAAGCGTGATGGTATTTCCAGAAGTGTTATTGCCCGTGTATGACCCGCACGAAATCACATTGTCCGTACCAGACGGGCCAAAACCTCCCGCATTATGGGCGAACAAGTAGGCGACATAAGTTGTGCCGCTGCCATTTGTGTTGGTGCTGGTTCCAAGACTAAATACCGTACTTGTTGGGGCTGTGTTATTGAACCAATCAGATGACCCGCTGAATGCGTCTATATTGTTCAAATTACCACCACCTGTTGCCCCGTAAGATCGGTGATACACCGCCCAAGGATTTGCCGCACTTGTGGCTTTTATAATCATGCAGCCGGGCACAGACTCAAGGTTATGCGCGATCTGCCTTCCATTTACGCCATTCCCCGTATACGTCACCACATCAAAGAACTTCGGCTGCTCCCTGAAGGTCCATGAGGCGTATGTGTCTCCTGATGCGCTAATGTCAGTACCGACAGAAAATCCATCACTGTTGAAGGCTGTAACAGAATTGGCCCTCGTTCCGGACGCTGCTGCGCTGTTTGAGATCAATCGCTGAAGCGACCCACGGGCGGTGTCGTATAAAGCATGGTTAAACGCTTGATTTCGCGTTTTCGTCCAAACCAACCCACCCTTACCCGCCAGATCAATACCGTTGGTGATTGTTTGTGCCGATCCTGTGCCAGAAATTAGCCAAGTGCTGAAGACGTCTTCGATGTAGACGGGGATAACATTTGATGTGCCGTAAAAGTTTTGCACACTCAAAGCACCGCTGCTTGGCACAGCACCAAAAGTACCTGTTGTTCCAGCAGGGACCAGTCCACCACCAGCGTAATACTCGTTCATCCCAATAGGGTTAGTTCCGCCAAACTCGCCTTGAATGTCGTTTAGCGAAAGGGGACCAGAAGATGGCAACGGCATGATCAACCCTTCATCAGTGTAGCAACAAGCGCTTCAAGTTTGGCAATCCGGGTTTCCTGCTCGGCAACAGCGGCCAAAGCCAACGAGCTGAGTTTCTCGTAGTCCACAGCAAGAGAGCCGTCTTGGCGAGTGCGGACCGCAAGCGGGAACACCTTCTGAACGTCCTGAGCAATAACGCCGAAGTCATGCTTCTGAACGAAGTACCCGTCCGCTCCGCCGTGGTCAGCGATGTAAGCGTCCGTCCAGTCGAACAACTTGCCACCGATAGCCGCTGCCGTAGCTGCTGCGTTGGGGATGTCACGCACGTTCTCTTTAAACTTGATGTCCGAGGAGAAGTAAGCAGTGATGTTGCCTGTGGCGTAGATTGCACCTGCGCCGGGGTCTGAGGTTGTGCCAACTGAGAAACCACCAGTCGCTGAAAAACGAGCGCTTTCGCTCCAAGAAGTATTTGGGTATCTAAAAAACAGGATCTCAGCAGTCGGCCCCATTTGCATAGAGGCGGCATACGTACTACCGCCTGTCACACTTTGGAAGTAGTAATTGGGACCTGTGCCGATGCTTGCACTTCCATCCGCGAACGCTCCAAATCTAGGTAATGTTCCTTGAACTCGAATGCCGCCCAAAGACGCGCCACCGTCAACCACCATTCGATAAGTAGCACTAGGGGTCGTGCCTACACTAAAACTAGTGCCATCGTATTGTAAGCTAGAGCCGCTGGTTAAAACCTTTGAACCATTCAAATAGGGCACACCATTGGCTGTGCCGCCATTCAGAGTAACAGTAGATGATGTTGTGAGTGTTGTAAATGCCCCAGTGCTCGGTGTGGTGGCACCAACGGTGCCATTATGAGGCCCGGCCAAACCTGCAGCAGTCAGCGTTGTACCGTCGAATGTCAAATTGGCAGAACCGGCAAAAGAGCCGGAGCTGTTGTACTGCACTTGCGTGTTGGAGCCACCGGGAGTCGTCGGTGTAGTCGCGGCGTTCGACGCTAAAAGCTTCACAACACCTGCGGCGTTCTTGAAGTAGAGCTTCTCGTCTGTCAGGTTAATGGCAAGTTCGCCATCAGCCAAGTTGCCAGCCGTTGGCGTGGCGGATGCTGTACTGGTTCGGTACAGTTGAATTGGGGTGAAGCCTGTTGCAGCCATTAGAAAGTACCTCCAGAAATGCCGCTTGTTGCGGTCACAGTCGTAAATCTGCCAGTTGACGCAGTTGTTGCGCCAACAGTCGCGCCATCAATCGCACCGCCCGTAATTGCCACAGAGCTGGCGTTTTGCGTCGACATCGTACCCAAACCAGTGATGGCTGTGTTGGGGATTGTCGTTGAGGCGGTCATCGTGCTCGTGCCGTTGCCGTACACGTAGCCAGTGAGCGTCGTGGCCCCCGTTCCGCCGTTTGCGGGGACCAAAGTCCCACCGAGGGTCAGAGTGCCGGAAACGGTGATCGGGCCACCAGAGAGCGTCAAACCAGTTGTGCCGCCAGATCCATCCACGCTGGTCACAGTGCCACCAGCCGCAGGGGTTGCGTTGATGGTGATGCCGCCAGAAGAGTTTGTGATCGAGACGTTCGTACCGGCGGTCAAAGTAGCAAGGGTGTACCCAGTGCCGTTACCGATTGCCAGTTGGCCGTTCGATGGGGTCCCAGTTAAACCTGTACCGCCATAAGCCACGCCGATTGGTGTTGCATTCCAAGTTCCGGAGGTCAAAGTTCCGACAGCAGTGATGCCGGTGTAAGAACCGCTCAAACGGCCCGTAGGCAGCGTTCCGGAGGTGATGTTGGTGGCATCGGTAGTATCTGTCGTTGCAGAGGCTGCAAGGCCCGATACAGCCCCGGCAGCGATGGCAATCGAGGTGTTGGTGACGGATGTCAGTTGGCCCTGAGCGTTGACGGCAAAAACGGGAACCTGCGAGGCAGATCCGTAGGTTGCAGCAGAGACGCCAGAGTTCGACAAAGCAATCGTGACTGCGGAAGAGCCATCGTAGCTCGTGCCACTCAAACCAGTTCCGATGGTCAAAGCATTTGGGTTGACCGCCGTAACAGTCGCTGAGCCACCCAAAGAGATGGATGTTCCGTTGACCGTGACTGCGCTGTTTTGCAACTGAGCATTTGTAACCGCGCCAGTGGTGATCTGGTTTGCGTCAATCGCAATCGCTGTGTTGCTGGCGCTGGTCACCTGACCCTGAGCGTTGATCGCCAAAGTGGGTACGCTCGATGCGGTTCCGTAGCTGGCCGCTGTCACACCAGTGTTGGTGATGCTGAACTGCGTACCAGACAAGGTCAGGCCAGTGCCTGCGCTGTAGATCTGAGCCGAAGAGATCTGGGCAAAAGTGATGGCTGTCGTGCCGAATGTGATGACGCCAGAGGTGTTGCAGGTGTAGGTCTCACCCGCGCCAGTCGCGCCCTCTTGAACGAAAACCGTAGAGCCTTCGCTCAGGCCGTCGGCGCTGTTGATGACGTAGCTGTCTGCGTCCGTTGCCCGGGTCAACACCCAGTTTGTGGAGCCGGAACCGACGTCCGTCACTGTGTAGATGCCGTTTTGGGTTTGGGTGGTCTGCTGATAAATAAGAACCCGGTCGTTGACACTCACCGTAACACCGTCAATCACCAGTGCGGCCTGCGTGCCTGCATTGGTCAGCGTAGCGCCAACACCGGCCGTACCGTTGTTGTAGGTCGCGTTCAGGTTAATGGGAGACTCGACACGCACGGGCTGGTGGAAGTGAATGCCACTTGCCACGAGTCCGTCGACGTAGGTCTTGTTGACGATGTCGTTTGCGTTGACAGGCGTTGTGCTGATCGTGCCTGTGGAAGTCGCAACAGAAGTAAATGTTCCAGCCGCAGCGGTAGAAGCGCCGATGGTTGTTCCGTTGATGGAGCCGCCAGTAACAGCCACGTTGTTGGCGTTCTGGGTCGACATTGTGCCAAGGCCAGAAACCTGAGTGTTGGCGATGGCGATGTTGGTCTCGGCAAGAGCGGAAAGCTGACCTCGGCTGTTAACCGTTGCAGTCAGGGTCTTGCTTGCGCCGCCATACGAGCCAGCGGTCACACCGGTGTCGTTGATGGCAATCGTGACGGGCGCAGAGCCGTTGTAACTGGTTCCACTCAAGCCGCCGTCAATGGTCAGCGGGTTTGGGGCTGCTGCGGTAATAGTCCCGGAGCCGCCAAGGGAGATGGAAGTTCCGTTGACAGTCAGTGAGCTGTTTGCCAACTGGGCGTTGCTGATCGTGCCACTCAAGTCCGACGTTGGAATTGTTGTGCTGGCGGTCAGGGGTGTTGTGCCGCCGCCTTTGACATAACCTGTCAAAGAGTTCGCGCCCGTACCGCCGTTTGCGACATTCAGAATGCCGCCAAGTGTTATGGCTCCAGTTGCTGGGGAAGACGGAGTAAGACCCGTCCCCCCGGCGCTAAAAGTGCCAACACCAGCACCAAGCGAGAAAGACAGCCAGCCTGAGCCGTCATAACCGTCAAATGTGTTGGTCGTAGTGTTAAATCGGAACTGGCCGGGAGCGCCCACCGGCTGCTCGGCGTTTGACCCCGAAGGGATCGTCATGGCCGCTGTGCCGGGCAGAACCACGTTATTGGCGATGCTGATCGTTGGATCTCCGCCGCCGTTGCCATTCGCAACACTGATCTGGTCTGTAGTGCCAGCAATCTGACGGCCAGCAATAGTTGCCCCACCAACGATTGCCAGCATACCTGTGCCGCCCATGTTGGCGATAGCCGCTGCAATACCTGTCAGTTGAAAGGTGGGGTTGCCACCAGTTCCGTCACCGTTGGACACACTGATGCCAGCGCCAGATGTCGACAAAGTCCTTGCGACAACGGTGGTTGAGCTGTTCTTGACGATAACGCCAGAACCAGCAGCCTCAAGGCTTCCAGATGTTCCGTTCAGCGAGATCCGATAGAACGACGTGGCCCCGCCATCCGTAAGCCCCAGACCCGTGTCGGTAGACAGGTAACGGCTGTTGGGCAGCGTCAGCTCCTGATCTTTAGTCAGGAAGGTCTGGTTCTGCGAAGGGCTGGCCGAGATTGCAGCGGTCGTGGTCTTGTACGTGCCACCGTTTTGGACGATGGGTACAAGCTCCGTGCCGGTTATGGGGCCTGCGTCTGGCAGTTGGGTGATGGTTTGATTTGCCATTATGGTGTCACCGATATTCCGTCAAGGTTGCCGTTGTTCTCGGGGTCTTGGGTGTTGCCCTCGGTCGAGATGATGTAGTTCCCCTGATTGTCCGTCACAAGATTGTTCGGATCAACAGCCACGGACACGTCCGGGCGAGGAAAGCGCAGGTTGATGCGCTCGGTCTTGCGTGCAGGCAAGCGGTATGGGTCTTTTTGGTCGGCACATCCCTGCTGGCAGACGCGCAACCCCGGGAAGTTGGGGTCGGGCATCTGCTCGTCCATGGCTCTCTTCATTCTGCACCTGTCGCAGATAAAGATCGCCAGCGAGGCGTTTCCGATGGTGTCAAGGAACATGCCCATTACAACCACCTGCATTCAATGATGTTGGCGTACTTCCCGGTGTGTTTGACCTCGGGGTTGTTCAGCCAGCGATAGAGGGTTCCATGGCGTATTTCAAGCATTCTGGAGGCCTCCATCAGTGATTTGTACTCGACGCCATTGATCACGCAGGGGCGCGTTGGGTGACAGTTGCGCAAGGACTCAACATGCTCGGCTGATAATTTTTTGCCAAGCAACGCAAGACTTTTGCGCCTCTTGACGTCTGGGCGACTCATGGCAGCTAGAAGCGCCTCCCGCTGCTTTATGCGAGTTTCGGGGTTGCTCATGGGGTTGCGCTCAAGCATCATTTGAGTCTTGAAGGCCTTGTGTTCAGCGGTATGCCGAAATCCGGTAGACCCAAGACCGCCTTCAGCTATGTTTACCAGCGGGATTCCCATTTTTTTGATGGTGTCGATCAAAAAGATCTCGTGATCAAAGGCCTCTTGCTCGGTCTTCCAGCGGCCAAGAATTTCAACTTTGAAGCCACCATGTTTTTCAACGGTGCGTTTCCACACGACGTTACGCCCAGACGCACTGTGAGCGCGACTAACACTGCCCTTGCCAATGTAAAACATCGAGCCATCGGGTTTGTAATGAGCGTATGTTGTGTGAAACTGCATACTAATTACCTAGTATATACCCCTATGTTGGGCGCGAAGTACACAGGCGAACGGTCGCGTTCTTCTGCCTCAGCCAAGGCCAGATACTTCTCTGCCTGCGCCTCAAGGTAGGTGATGCGGTCCATGGGGACCTGTGGAAGCTCCATAGCCATTTGGTGGGCCAGCATGTTGATCACGGCCAGATACCATCGCTGCGGGATCTGCAATTCGTTGGTCAAATCGCCCACGTTCATGACCTGCTTGCTGTACCAGACCGTCATTTGGACGAACGGGTCGCTTGGAGTGGGCCACAAGTAGATTTCGGGGTTCGGAACCGTGCGGTTGAACCAGAACTGGTAGGGCTGGTTGGCCGTGAAGTTCTTATTGGGCAAATTTGTGTAGTCGTCGCGGTTCAGGCGAGACATTGTGATCTCGCGGCTGTTGTTTCCGACGTAAAACTCACGCAAAGCGAGGGTCGAGCCACCGGAAATCCGCACTCGGTAGTATTGGACGCTCTGACCGGGATCAATGTCGGTCCAAATCCACACTTTGTCGGTCACAACCACGGTTCCGAGGTCGTTCAGGGTGTTCCAAGTGATGCCATCGACGGAATATTCGAGGATCAGGGTCCAAGTTGCGCTGCCACCGCCAGCAACGTAAGGCATAAGGCCAATCGAGCCAGCATAAATCGGGTTGTCAGTGCCAAAATTGATCGAAATGTTGCCGTTTGGCGTGGTCTGCTGGCAGAAGGTGTTGATGTCATTGTCGCCAACCAGTGCAACTGTGCCCCCGGCGCTCGTTGTATAGCTGCCAGAGGGGCGGTTCATGGTCCGATACAGGGCGTTCAGGACGTCATTTGACCCTGTGGGCAGGGTATAGATGTATTTGTCCGTCGTGAGGCCAATAACTTCCTTCTCGATGGCCCAATACTGGATGCCGATGTTGATCAGGTTGCTCATCACGAAGCCCAAAGACTCCCGGGCGCTCAGGAGCTGCTCAGAAGTCAACTCCTCGGCCAACTTGCCGCAGCGGCGTGCGCCGTGATCGATAAGAGTTTGTACTTGGTAAACCTGACCGTAGGTATCCGAATAAGCCATGATGATCCTTTACCAGCCGGGGCAGTTCCAACGCTTCATGGAAGCCCGTGATCTGCTGCCCTTTTCGCTTTTCTCTGCCACAGGCCCCATTCTGGCGCAGAAAGCATCCCTGCGGGGGCCTCCTTGGGGCTGTGGAGCCTTCAAATTTGACCCGGTTTCCCGGTTGTACTTCTCGCGTCCTTTGGCCGTCAAGCCAGCGCCACGCTCCACAGGCATTTTCTCACCACGGCCGACAGCCAAGCTCGGGCCACCTTTTGCCATCTTGGCGGTTTTGGCCGACTCTTTAAAGGCTTTGGCCGTTGGAGCGCCAGCAGATCCGGGCTTGCGCATTTTCTCGCCAGAACCCTCGGCAATCCGCTCACGCTTGGCGTGGATGTTGGCGTAGAGGCCACCGCCAGCAGCCATCTTCTCGGGCAGTTTGCCGTAAGCCTTCTTACCCTTGTTGGCGTCGGTGAACTCAGCGGCCACGTCAGGACGAATCCCCACCTTCTTGGCGAACTTGGGGTTGTTCTCCGCTGCCTTCATCAGGCGGAACTGGGCTTGGCTTTTGGCTGGCATTTAAGGCCCCTCTTTGACAAGAACCAAAATGAACATCGACGAGCAGGCGTTGTTGTTGGAGCTGCCAATGGCAGTCGCTTCAATCGTGGTCTTCGCAGGCACAGCCAATGGGTACTCGAACACGTAGTTCGCCACACCGTTGTTGAGCGTGGTAATCGCAGCAGTCATCCGAATGTTGTTGGGTCCTCTGGTCAAAAGTCGACCTTGAACCTGATTGGAGCCACCGGCCTGACCCGAAGAGAACAAACCCTGCGAGACGTAAGCGGTGTAACCCGCAGGAACCGTGTAGCTTCCTGTGGTCGTGTTGTTGTAGTCGAACTTGATGATGTCGTACGTGGTCGCAGGGACACCCGCAGTCACCGTGCCTGTGCCAATGTAGATGTCACCAGCCGCGCTGTTGCCAGAGCCTGCTGTCGCCACGTAGGCGTAGTTCACGCGAAGCAGGGCAGCAGTCATGGTCACGGCTGTTTGGCCGTTCATGGTGACCGTCTCGGTGACCTCGTTGTAATTGGCGTCAAGACCCTGCACGACAATCGTCCGAGCGCCAGTTCCTGCGCTTGTGTCGTCTGCGCTTGTTGAGCTGACAGTCATCTGGAGCGCAGCAGCCGGAAATGAAATCAGGCTGGGCAGAGGCCATATCGACACTTGAGTCGTGTCAACGTCAGGGTTGAAGCCAAACACCGTCACATTCCTGTGACCTTGAATTTGTCCGCGAGATACTTGAAGCTCAAAAGGCTCGTAAGCACCTTGGCGAGTGACGGAGGAGATGATGGTTGCCATCATGCAATCCCAGCTTGAACCACGTTCAGGGTGATCGTGCCGGTTCCAGAGTTGACCAGCGCCTTGATGCCCGTGATCGGGAACAGGATAGAGCCGTCTTCGTTGCCAGTCTTGCTGGTGATCGAGACGTCATCGAACCATGTCGTAAAACCGACAGCCGGGTCGTCGTAGCTGAACTGGATCGAGTAGTTGATCGTGCCAGAAACGACAGCCGCAAAACCAATGTTGACGGGCGTGACGTTGGTGTTGATCACCACAGCAGCAGTTGAACCCACGCCGGTCCGAGAAACAGTTTGGACTCTCATTTTTCTTCCTCAAATAAAAGCGGGGGCCGAAGCCCCCACTCGGTTCAGCACTTTACCGATCCACCACGCTTTTTGGCTGGGGTAACCGTTACAGACTTTTCAGTCTCGGTCACGCTACCTGCTTTGGGCGCTGAGTCCATGCCGACCAACTTCTTGGCTCCACGGAACAAACGTCCGGGGATGTCACGAATGGTCTTAGCCATGTCCATGTCTTCCTTGGAGGGGCCAATGCTCTCGTTGTAAGCCTTTTCCAAGGCTTTCTGAGATGCACCACCAGCTGCCATTTTCGGACCATACTTCTCGTTGGAGTAGGCTTTCGCCTGCTTCATTGCAGTAGCATTCTCAGCCTTGAAGTTAGCTTGCAGCTTCTTCTCGGCTGGAGTCACGCTGCCACCTTTTTTGAAAGTGCCAGATTGACGGTCGTTAGACACGGGTTTGGACGCAGGTTTCTTGGGCATCGCTACGGCGTGGCCGCTGTTATTAACAGCTCCCCCCGTAGCGTAGGCTTTTTTTGCGGAGCCACCTTTCTTGTAGCCACCAGCGTTGCCCAGCTTCACTTCGCCTGTAGGCGCAGAGTTGTGGTCAACCTTGGCGGTGTCCATTTTGGTTTTTGCATAGCCCTTAGCACCTTTTTCAGATGCGCTCACAGGGATGATGCCGCTCTTAGCAATAGCGCCGCCCTTTTTGAAGCCGCCTTGGCCGTTCACAACACCACCAGTGGCGTAGTTACCGGGCTTGGGAGACTTCATAACGCCACCAGTTTTCAGACCCTTGTGGGCCTTGCTGGCGGGTTTGTCGGCGTGGGCCTTCAGTGCGTCCATAGCACCACCTTCGGCCATCATGGGGCGACCCATCATGGCTTTGCGGCGGGAAGCCATCGAAGGCTTGGCAGGACGTGCGGCAGGAGCCATACCGCCACGAGCGCCGGGAGCCGGAGCCTGTGACAGAGCGCTCATGACGCCACCGTTCATCATCTTCTTGGGAGAAGAGACGGAGCCACCTTTTTTGAGCTTCAATTCGATTGAAGGCTCGGTGGTTTCCATCTTCACCATTGGTTTGAATTGACCCATGATGTGCTCTCCTTAGACTTTCTGAGCGTAAACCACTGTCAAGCGGTAAACACCCTGCGTTGTGGAGATAGTGCCGTTTGGATCAGCAGTGATGACAACGCTCTGGTTCGTGCCGACATCAGCCATTGCAGCCACTTGGGCAGCAGTGAAGGCCAACGCAATACGACCGCCAGCGATGGCGTCAGTTGCGGACAAATACTGTGTACCAGCAGCAGCAGTGCCGATGGTCACAGGAACGGTAGTTGCAGTGCCGCCACCGGGCACAGCCACCACAGTACCGTCGACGATGAGGTCGATGATCTGCGAGTACGCTGGGATGGTGATGGTTGCGCTTGTAGCAGTGCCTGCGGCGATGGTTGTCACGGTGGTGGTCTGTGACATGACGACGAAGCCGCCATCCACAGTGTCAGTCAACGTGCCAGAGCCTGCGCGGAGGGTAGAACCAAAGTAGGTTTGTGCCATTGTCTTTTCTCCTTAAAGCGCAGGGGCCGAAGCCCCCGCTTAGATTTAGACGCCGGGTGTACCGTACATCGCACGTGGATCAGTGAAGCCCACGTCGTAACGCTCGGTTGCCTTGTAGCGCATGGTGTCGGTTTCGAAATCACCTTCCATGGTCTTCTCAAGACGACGACGCATCATCAGCTTCATGCCTTCTGGAGCATCGGTCTGCACCCACCATGCGGTGGGGCTGGTCAGACGCGAAATAACGGCAGCACCTTCGTCCAGCAAGCCAATAGACTTGACGGGGTTGATGTCGTTGTTTGCGTTGCCTGCACGCAGAACGGACTTCAGCAGCACTTCGGCTTGGAAGACGTTGCCGGGAGCCACGACGAGTTGACGTGGGACCAGACGGATCTTCTTGCCGTTGTTGTCCACAGCCTGACGGATCTGGATCAACATCTGTTCCAGAGAAGTCTGGGACAGGTTGGCGGAAGTAGCCAACAGGTTGCTGAAAGTACCATTCACGATGGGGTGGCTGGCGCTGTTCAAGGCCACACCGTCACCACCGGCGTACTGACCGCCAGTGAAGGCGTTGTTCAGCACGTTAGCGGCCAGAGTTTCCTTGGTCTCGATCAGGGACTGAGCGAGGTGACGAGCGTAGACCTGACCGATACGGATATGGTCGCCGTCTTCAACCAGAACTTTGGTCAAAGCGAAGGCCAAGCCGAACACGTCATAGACGTAACGCTTCAGGAACAACACACCACCTTGTTGGTACGTCACAGGAGTGCCGTCAGGCATCTGTGGAGCAGCACCGAAACCGTACAGGACGGGTTCTTCGTGGTAGTTGCGTGGAATGCCTTCTTGTTCGCGGAAAACGCGAGACCATTCATCGGCACGTTGATCGTAAACGCCGTCGAAGCACTCGTTCAGAATGGGTTCGACGATGGAACGAAAGTCGGTACTGCGCATTGGAGCGGCCATGGTTCACTCCCTCCTTAGATTGCTGTACCGGCAGCACCAGCGAATTGGAATTCGGCGATGGTTGCACGGACAATAGTGAAAGAATCACCCCAAGCGTTGTCGGGGTACGGAGCGAGGTTCACGATACGCATCTGAGCGCTGTTGCCTGCGCCGACCAGTGTGGTCGACAGAGTGCATTGCGACAGACCCGTGGTTGTGGAACCAGCGGTGGCGTTGCTGATGTCAGCTTCATCGCCAATAGAGGTTTGGGCCAGTGAGCCGTCAGCCTGAATTTCGTACACGATGTTTGGATCAGCGTAGAAATAGGCGATGCACGAACCGGTCTGGTATGCCGTAGAGGCAGGCCAGTTGTTCGACACACGGTGACGACCTGTGGTGTCAGTGAACTCGACGCCAGCGAATGCGCCAACGAAGGCTTCATCTGCGGCTGCGGGTTGAATGACGCCGCCAGTCACGTACTTGACTGGTTGGCCTTTGAGGATTGCCGAGCCGTAGCCCGAGGTGATACCGTCAGCCAGCGCCGTGGCGCGATCCAGACCGGAGGGGTGGAACGCAGGGCGCAAGCCGAACGGAGCGTTTGTTGCAGACATAGTCTAGCTCCTTAAATTTAGCCCTCAAAAATGGGGGCACGGTTGGGTTGCTGTTGATCGAATCTGTCCATCCCTGCTTCCATTTGCACCAGCCTACGACCAGAGCTGTCCTTCGCGCCTTGGAGATTCTCGACTTGGGAGCGAATACGCTCTTCCTCTTCGAGGGGTTTCTCGTAGTGCATCTGCGTCATGACTTCTTGGTAGACGTCCATCGGCAGTTTGAATAACAGCATCTCGTTGCAAGCAACGTGCCCAACATGTTCGCCAGCCTTGACTCGGAAACTATCGAAGCCCGGTATCTCATCCGCCGTCACGGGTACATATCCGAGTCGCATTCTCTTGTCAATGGTGTCGTACGAGTTGGTTGTAGAAAGCCAGCACAAGTGCCATCCCGGGATTTCGGGAACCTTGGGCAGAGCCGATTGCGTCCACTCGTCGCTCCACATCTTTCGACGTTCCTGCGCACTCATGAACTTTTCCTCAGGGGGTCGACGGCTTGCGTCCTCGCTTGCGCGATCATTGCGGCCACCGGCCTGAAGAGATTTTTTGAGACGAGAATCCATTTTTAACTCCTGTAACCTTGAGATTGACGAGCTTCGGCTGCGTAACGCTTAATCATCTTGTTGCGCTTTTCTGAGTCATCCCAGAAACCCGCATCCTTCATCGCCCGAACTTGTTCGGGAGACAAAGTGAAGGTGTTCTTACCACCTGCCCTTGAGGCTGATTCACGTCCAGATCCAGTCACGATACCCCTTGGTTTACTCCGTTGATTTGGATTCTCATCGGTGTTTGCATTGTATCTGTGAGATACGTAGCGTTGCAAGCGATTGTCAAGCTCTTCCCAGTATTCCTTGGAGGTGGGGTCCCAGCCCTCGGCCGTCAGGGTCTCGTCGACCTGTTTGGCGATTCGGCTGTCCAAATCCTTCCCGTCTGGGTTGAACCACGAGTTGCGCTCCATCCAGTCTGCGGCGTTACGCTGCAGGCGTGGATCAGGGATGCTCGACTCTTGACGTGGCTGCGTAGCGTTCTTTTTCAGGTTGCGCAGGGATTCGGCCTGTTGACGGGCCTCCATCCACAGCTCCTGAGCTTTTGCCATGGCGTTGCCATCACGGGCCTCTGCGGCCTCGGACAGCTTCATCTTGGCGTAGTTGATGCGCAGCTCTGAGTCCTCAATCGCCTTGTCGATCCGGGCCAAGTCGGCAGAGTGCGTCTTGCGCTCCACCACTGACAGGCGCTGGATCAGCTCTTGATTCTGGCGCTCAAGCATTTGCAACTTGAGTTCCTTCTCGGCGTTGGTCTGACGGATCAGTTGCCGTTTGGTTTTGCGGCGGTCACGCTTGGCCGCACGCAGAGCTGCTGAGTCATCAGGATGGTCGTCGTCAGAGTCGCCGCCGTCGGCCATCTGTGGCTCGTCGCGGTCGTCATCGCTGTCGCCGCTGTCGTTGCTGTCACCACTGTCCTGCGACTGTGGGTTTGGGATGCTGTCAGGAAGGTCGACAACGGCCGAGCCGTCTACCGCTTCCTTGACTGCAATTTGTTCGTCTTGTGCTTGTTCGCTCATGATTTACCTCAGATAAAAGAACGCATCTCAAGGGGACTGCACGTCACCTTGGCAATCACTTCGTGGTCGTTCAGGATCATGAACAGAGCTGGGTCTTCGAGGGTGTCCTCGCCCGGCACTTTCACTTCCCAGCGGTCACCGCCCCACTTAGGGACACGGATGTAGTCGCCTGCAACACACCAAGAGCCCTCAGGCCAGCCTTGCATGGTGTCGCGGTTCTTGAATGCAAGCGGTCCAACTTCGATGACCTTAGCCACCATGTTGTTCCACTTCTCTGCCTCTTTGGTTTCTTCAACCAAGATAATTCCAGAGCCCGTCGTTTTCTTTTTGGTGCGGCGCAGTTGCACAAGGATTCGCCCACCAAGAGGTTTTGCGCCGGGGTCTACACTCGGGAATGCCCAAGCAATGTCAGCGTCGTTAAACGCTTCCGGTTCATTCATCATCATTGTCTTCTTTCAGAAGTTGATTCAAGATTTGCAGAGACTCACCGAGTCCTGCGTAATGCCCAACCATGCGCTGATAGGTCTCCCATGTCGCGGCATTTCCATCCGCTAGGGACAAGCGTATTTCAGCTTGACGAGACTCCACCGCGCCGATCAGATCGGCTAAGGTTTTCATTTTTTCTTCTGGCTCAGTGCGCCTCCTTTGGGTTGTGCTGGCTTGGCGTTACCGCCTTGCGACTTCAGGGATGTGCCGTCAAGTTTCTCGCCAGCGGCGATACGCTTGTGCATTGGCACGGCTTCATTGTGGTAAGGGTTGGTTGCCATTTCAGACTCCTAAGTTTCGTTGTGCCTCTTGCTGGAGGCGGATTGCAGTGTCGAACTGCTCTGCTTGCAACTCCTGATCCTTCTGGGTCAGGCGTGCAGTCTCGATGCGCTCTTTCGTGAGGTTGTCCACGGAGTTGAGCGCGATGTCCATTTGCTCTTTGCGGTCGAACTCGGTAGCGTCCTGCTGGAGCGCCTGAGCCTTGAGCTGCAACTCTCCAGCGTCCTTCTTGGCCCGACGCTCGGTCTCGGCCATCGAGGTCTCGCGCAGCACCATCGCCTCTGGAGGCAGTTGGGGCTTGGGTGCGAGTTGCTGCATGGATTGCAGGAGCTGCTGAATGAGCGGGATGATCTGGCTGAAGGCCTTCTCGCTGTCGAGCTTGACGTGCTGAGAAGCCACCGCGAAGACCTTGTCGATCTCGGCCGTCAGGAGCTTGTTCTCGTAGTCCTCTTCGGTCAGCACCTTGTCGCCACGGGACTTGGTCACGTAGCCGTTCATGCGGTTCAGATACCACATGACCATGTGCTGCTTGATGTGCTCCAGCGAACGAGGCAGGTAGAACGAGGCCATGATCGGGTTCGAGCCGAACGCAGGGTTCAGGGCAAAGTCCAAGTGGCTCTGGATGTGCGCCAAGTGATCCTGCTGGATGTACGCGAAAGCGTTCTGGCCCAAGGCCATAGCCACGTTCTCGTCCGCAGGTGTGCGCTCCTCTGGGGCTGGAGTGTCCTTGAGCAGCTCGTTGATGCCCGGGATCTTCAACTGCTTGAGCAGGCGCTGCTCCACGGCTTGGCGGTTGTACAGGTCAGGGGCCTTATCGGCACGGGCCAGCACAGCCTGCATCTGAGCCATACGCTGGGTCTCAGAGAAGATGTGGGGGTCAGACACTGGCACAACGTCGGTGTTGCGCTTGAAGTCGGTAGGCTCGATCTCCAGATCGGCCACGATCTCGCCCTTGCGCTGGTCGTCCAGATACCAGCGGTTCAGACGGCCAAGAATTTTCAGGACACGGGCTTGAGAGTCGTGCAGACGGGCGTGGATGGCCGAGAACACGGCAGCACCTTGCTCAATCAGCGCTTGGGTCGTACCCACAGGGGTGTTGGCGTTGACGTCGGCGATCTTCTCTTCGGCTGTTGTAACCACGCCACGGGCTGCTTTGTCGAGGTAGCCGACCAGCTCAAACAGCACCGGCGAGGGTGGGTTGAACGGCATGGGCATGGCGATCTTCTTGATGTCGTCCACACCGGGAGCGCCCTCGATCTCCACCACTTGAGTGACGTCCACCTGCTGGCTCTGACCGCTGATCTTGGCCCCCTTGAGCTTGAGCATGGTCGCGGCGTTGTTGATGTGTGCGCTGTCCAGCAGAGCACGGATACCGCCAGTCAGAGCTGCGGACAAGCCGCCAATGAGGTGAGGCAGGCCGATGGCGTAAGCACCGCGCCATGGGATGAACTTGAACTCCACGACCCAGTCCAGCTTGGTCATGGTCTCGTCGCCGTCTTCCCAGTTGCGGTACAGGCCCACAACCTCGTGCTCCAGCTCGTCGATCATCATGATGTACGGGGCCATCTCGCCCTTGGACTCGTTGTCGTCGTCCAACTCCAAGTGGCAGTAGACGTGATAGACCGTGCGCTCACCGTCCTCGTTGTCTTGGAACTTGCGGCCTTCGATCTTGTCGTTGGCCTTCTCGGCTGCGGACTGCTCGGGCTGCATGGTTGCCCGGACGAGGGAGATGTCGCGGTACAGACCCGTGCGGATGCGGCGCTTGAACTCCCACTCGGTGATGACGTGGACTTCGGTCGCACGCTGAGCGGTGTAGAAGTTGGTGGCCGAGAACGGCACGATCACCCGGTCGATGGGCAGGAACTCAGCGCAGGGGCGCTTCTTCTGCTCGTCGTACCAGAGCTTCATGTACTGGGAGCCGCCGAGGGGCAACTGGGTCAGGAGCTGCTCCTGCTCGTCGCGGAACTCTTCGATCTGTTCGGTGAGCTGCCAGTTCATGTAGTCGCGCTTGCGCTCTGCACGGGCAGTCTTCTCCTCGTCCACTTGGCCCAAGATCTTGGTCTTGACGGGGCCGTCAGGTGGGAACATCTCTTTGATGGCACGGGAGGCGAAGTCAACGCAGGCCTCGGCCATGACAGGGTGAACAACCTTAGAAGCGCCAGCAAAGGTAGCACCACCGGGGGCGTCCTTGCCCAGACCGGTGCGCTTCAGACCTTCTTCGTACTGCTTGTCGCGCTCTTCACGGGCTTGCTTGTCTTTCTCGATCAGCTCGATGTAGCGCATGGCGAGGCTGTCCAGATCGAGCGGGTCGATGCGCTCGGCCAAGTTCTCGTAGAACTCGCCGTCTTCCAGAGGGCCTTCGGTGTCCATGTTGACCACTACAGAGCCATCAGGCAGCTCCTCAAGGTCAGAGTCGTCATCAGGGAGGTCGTACTCCATCTGCTCTTCCTGCGACTCTGGTGGCTCGTCGGCAACGCCGGGGACGAAGCGACCGTAGTCGGGTTCGATTGGGAACTCTGTAGCCATGAATCAATTCCTCTGCATCAGTTCCAGAAGCATAGCGTCTGGATTTTCGGTGAAATGTACCGGATTTTGAACACTTTGTTCATTATTCTCATCAAAGATTTGTGTGCCCATTGTCGCAGCCCCAGAGCCTGCTGCCAAACCCTCAAGTGCTGGCATGGCAACCTTGCCGTACATGGGCTGGCCTTTGGTCTGGATCTCCTCCCGCATCTGGGGGGTGATGTCGAAGCTGTGCGCCCTGAGAGTCTGGGCTGGCTCGACCAACGGCTCGGGGAAGTGCCCGATGCCCGGAGCTGCGATCTGAGGGGTCGACACTTCTGGCTTGGTGATGAGATCCAACTCACTTACCTGAGCGCCGTACTTCTTGCCGTAGTTGTTCAAGTAGTCTGGCAGGATTTTGTCGTAGAAGCCCTTCATACCCTCGCCGCCGACTTGGAGGTCAACGCCCTCGTAGATGTCGGTCGGCTTGGTTTGGGCGCTGACCTTCTCGGCCAAGTCTTTGCCGATGACGGCGTCCAGCGTTTCTGGGGCGTGGACACCCATGTCGTGGTTCTTGCCCTGATTGTCACGGGCAAAGATCCTCACGCCGCCGTCTTCCTTGGAGGCCATGATCTGCTGCACCTGCTTGCTCAGGTCATACCGCTTGGCCTGCTCCGCGCCGGGGGTGATGGCGACTGTGTCGTAGCCGTTCTCGGCGGCATAGTCCAGCACGCGCTTCATTGCCAGCTCGTGCCAGTTCTTCTTGAAAGGGGCGTCGGGAACGGTGTCCTGCTGAAGTTTTTCTGCCACGTTGCTGATAACTTGTCGATCAGTGCCATATCTGTTGGTCCCAGACCAGACGGCTTTACCACTCTCGTCATACACGATCACTTCGCTTGGATCGTAAGGATTCAGGGATTTAACACTCCAACCCTCAGTATTTGCTGGCTGCTTGTAACCCTTCTTGCGCCCCTCCTGATGCCAGTCAGACTGCACCTCGTCCACCAGCAAGACTTTCTTGCCCTCTGGCGTCTTGAAGTCCTGCACCCGGATGTGGGCCAGCAGGTTAGGGTCTTGCTTGTAGTGGCCTGAGACGTAAGGTGCGCCAGCCGCAGCCTTCTCTTCCTTCAGGCGCTGAACCTCGGCCACCTTGTCACGGAACCACTGGTACTGCATCGGCTCGTTGTAGGCCTTCTCCTCGCGGCGGATCTGGGCTTCCAGCTCCATCAGGCGCTTGTCATCAAAGGCTGGCAGCTTAAGGAGGATCTCGCGGTAGTTCTCGCCGCCCGGGGTCTTGTACCTGTCGTACTGGGTCAGATCAAGGTCGCCATACATTTTATTGAGCCTTGCCTGCTCATCTTTGCGCAAGTCAAACCAGTCGACGCCGTAGATCTCTTGAGCTTTAGCCTCAAGCCACTCGTCGTAGTCTGGCACTTCGCTGGTCAGAACCTTCTCCTGCACCTTGGGCGGGGCCTTCTGCTCGAAGATCTTCTGGACTTCGGCCTTAGCCATCTTGGGCTTGCCCTTGAGCGCCTTCTCGATGCCGCGCTCTTTCAGCTCGGTGGGCTTGACGCCCTTTTTCACCAGCTCGGTCAGGAACTCGTCGCCTGTGCCTTTGCCGCGCTGAAGCTCGTCCAGCACCACGTCAGCCTTGGAGAAGAACGGGGCCTTCTTAACCCCCTTAGCCGCCTTGGCGATCAGATCAAGCGCACCCATCACAGTTTCCTTTCTTCGAGGATCAGGTCATCGGCCGTGATCTCTCCGCCTGCGGCCTTGCGCACGCCACCGGCCACAACTCGTGCGGCCTCTTCAACGGTTGCACCCTGATTGACAAGGCTGACCATCTTATTGAGGGTCGCTATGTCGTCTTCGAGGCCGTACTTCTGCGCAGCAAGGACGAACTTGTTGCCGTCGATCTGTGTTGCTGGCGCTGTGACCTCACCACCGGCCTTCTTGCCTGTCAGTTGCTTCATGCGCTCCTCGTAGGCCTTGATCTCGTCGATCATTTGCTGGTCGATGGTCTGACGTGGGCCAACCATCTTAAGGGAGCCGAACTCATGCGGGGCTTGGGCTGGGTTCTCGCGGATCGACTTGAGGGTGTCAGGGAATGACAGCTCGTAGGGAATCGGGAACCGGGACTGGCCCATAAACTCGCCCGGAATGTCGTGGCTGTACGTGGGGTGAGTCGATAGCGGCAGGTCCTTGGAGGAGATTTCAGGGCGCATACGGCCAATCGAGAAGCCAGTCACGCCAGTCTCCAAGTCGCGCAAGGCAGGCTCGGTGATGGCAAAGCGGATGTCGGTTCCGCTCGGCAAATTCAATGTCTCGGTGACAGTCGGCTTCTGCATCAGCTCGTTGAAGTGCTTGCGCAGCTCAGGGTCCATCGCCATGTGCAGGTACGCGCTCTCCTTGTCCTCAATGCCGGGGAAGGATGGGCGAGGGCCTGACTTGGGATTGCCATAGCGGATGAGCTTGTTGAACTGCTCGATCTGCTTTTTGGTCATCTTGTCGAGGTCGATGGCTTGAAGGTTGGCGTCAGCAAAGTGCTGGGCGTAGTTGATGGATTCAGGACCCATCATGATGTACTTGCCAGCCACGGGAGCGTCGTACTGCTCACCAGCTTCTTTGGCAAGGTTCTGCACGCGACGGGCTGCACCCAGACCAGAGGCCCAGAAGTTCTCGTCGTTGTACAAGCCGTACAGAGGACCGCCGTGCTGAGGTGATGGTGAGCCGAGTCGGACGTCGCCAAAGCCGTATAGGGTCTTTCCGGCCAGCGTGGGGTCGCCCGGGATGCCAATCATCACGTCACCCTTGAGCTTCTCGATGTCCACAGGCTGAGGGATACGCTCCACGTCAGTTGGCCGAACATCCACAGGCAGGTTCTTTTCGCGCTGGAACTGTTTCTGAGTCTTGCCTGCCACGGTCTTGGCGCTCTTGGCCGACTCTCGGACGTACTCGCCAGTGACCTGAGGGGCCATGCGCTCGGCGATGGCTTGAATCTCTTGCTTGGACTTGGCGGGGGCACGGGCCAGCTTTGCCAGCTTGGCGATACCACCAGCGGCCATCTCTACGTCGCCAACGATGGCCTTTTCAGGGATCTCGAACTCAGACCAGTCATCAGGGTTGCGCTCCATGCGGACACGGTATCCCGGCTCGTATGGCGTCCTCATGGCTTTGCCTGTCTCAGGGTCAATGATGGGCCTGCCCATGCCCTGACCGAACTCAGGATGGTCTTCTCGCATCACCTGATTGCCGACACGGGTGCGGCTCAGGATGGTATAGGGCGGCTTGTTCTTTCCAGAGCTGTCCTTGGTGAATACGCGCTGGCCCTTGTCGTACTTGTAGTCGAAGCCTTCCATCATCTTCTGGGCTTCCATTGCGCCAGCACGAACCCGGTCACCCAAGTTGGTGTGGACGTCTTGCAGGGTCGTCAGCTCTTTCTCGGCCAACACCGGGGCCTTCTGACCAGCCGACTCTGCTGCGCTCTTGATCGCCTTAATTCCCTTGCGGACCAGTCCACCACCAGCCAGCTCCAACTGCATGACGTCAGGGTTGTCGGAGATGTGGACAGAGCCACCACGGGCCATGCCTTCTTCGGGTGGAGGAAACCCATACTCCTTGGTCATAAAGTCCCAATCTGGTGGACCAACAGTTAGGCGGTTGTATTCGTTGAGCAATTCATCACGCTCCTGCGGTGTCACGTACTTTGGCAGCGTCATGCCAGCAGCCTCATACCTTGCCTTTTCTGGAACACGGTCAATTGACATGAGGCCCGTGTTCCCCAAGTCACCCACGTCAGACCACTGGCCGCTCTTCACGAAATCCTGCACGAATGGCAGGTATTCTTCTTTGGGCGCGGCGTTGCCCTTACCTTTGATCTGGGTGATTTCCTGCGGCAAAGAGGATGCATTCTGGGACAACCATTCTTTCATGAGGCTGTCCTGCATGGTTTGCATTTGCAAGCGCCCATAGTCGGACAGGTTTCCCTCTCGATTCCACAGGCTTGGGTCGTCAACCGCACGAATCTTTTCCCATGCAGAATCTTGCAAATCATCCCTGACATCTTCAGGCAAGTCATAGAACCTATTTGGCGATTCCCTACCAACCTCGACTGTGACGTGCGGGTTACCCTTTGAGTCAACCAATGAGTAAACCTTAGCTTCGCCCTTCTTGATAGCTTCCCAGCCGCCGTGGCCGTAGCCAAGACTCCCACGATCACCAGAACCCGCGACCCAATCTGGATGGCCCTGCGGTGGCTCATAGCCACGCACTGAGTGGCCCATGGCCTCAGATTCAGCAGCAAACGAGCCGGGCTTGTTCAGCTCAACCCAGCGGTAGCCCTCTGGATACTCTTTGTAGACAGGTAAGCCTTCTCGCTGAACAGCACGAGCCTCAGCCGCCTTCTTTGCAAGCTCTTGGTCGTACTCAAAGGTGCGGCGAACTGCCTGCTCCATGCTGACCTTGCTCAGTTGCTCGGGGCGGATGCGGCCAGTGGCAAGGTCTTCGCGCAAGACGTCCATGATGTGATCGAAGCCAAGCTCTTGAGCCATGTTGCCTGATTCCATCGGTGCGATGCCATGCACGCGAGTGAATGGATCAACCTTCTCCATCCATGGCTCACCCTTACCAATGTTTATCATCTCGCCAGCAGTGCCAAAACCAATCGGCTTGTCGGAAAGCGCCTCCCAAACTTGGGCCTCTCGTGATGTGCCCATAGCGGCAGGAAAGCCAGCCTCCTCCCTTGTTGACCAGACTGAACTCATATTCCTTGGCATTGGAGTGCCAGCCGGGATGTGAGTTACACCTTCCTCGGCCAAACGACGAACCGGGTCTTCTGGGGTCGCCATCTCCTTCTTGACGTAATTGCCGAGATTGCGGTCAACCCAGTTGTTCAGAGCAATCTTGCGCTCCAAGTCCTGCATGGCCCGAGCAACGTGGGCCTGAGTTTCTGGTGACATGAGCGAAAGAGCTTCTGGCGTATATGTCGCCTTCATTTCGGCCATGCTTTCCTTTGGGTCGCTCCGACCACCAGTTGCCCGGTCTGGGCGCTTCAGGCCTTCCAAAGCACGATCAACGCTACCACCAAGCCAGTTGCCACCCTTCATCTTGATGACGCCAGCCTGAGGGTTCAGGGTGCGAGGCTCTGAGATGTTCCGAGCAGCGGTCTTGAGCGCACCGGGCGCAGCCTTGACCGCCCGGGGGATAGCGCCGAGGTTGGCCGAGCCACCAGCCAGCGTACCGATTCCAGAGGCGAACTGTCCGGCAGGAGTGTCAGTGCCGAAAGGGATGCGCTTGAGGACGTCCTCGCTGGTCGGCAGGATGGTGGGCGACTCATTGCCCGTGTACAGCTCGTAAGGCAGACGGGCCAAGGACTCGATGTCCCCGGGCATACCAACAGCGCCAGCAATCAAACCACGAGCCAAATCCACCGGGAAGTTCTTTGCAGCCTCGGGGTCTTGCTTGGACCGCTTGGGCTTCATCTGAGGGAAGACGCCGAAAGCAGCCCCTTCAGGGTTGCCGTACATCATGTCAGCCAGCTTCTTGCCGGAGTTCTTGTCTTTGGGCATCGTCGGGCCTCAGGGTGTTGATTCCCTTGGATTATGCCTTCGGGGGTTTGTCAAGTCCACCCTCATGGCTGGGCAGTCCTTGCAGCGCTTCACCCCTTGGCAGACTCCGAGTTCGTCGCAGCGGGACCGTTTGGCAGGCCGCTGTAGGAGGCGTGCTGTGCGGCGCTGATCTGGTACATGTCCCGCCACGCCACCCGTGCCCCCTGAACCCGGGCGATCCAGATAAGGCGCTTGAGCTGCTCCGGGACTTCTTCCCCCTCGTAGGTAATCCCTGCCCATCGGATCATCTCCTTGTCAGTTACTTCAGATTGCATAGGGGTTCTCCTTCTTGCGGAACTCGTAGCCTGCGTCAAGGAGATCATCCTCGTCATAGGCCTCAGGTGGCGGTGGGTCGATGTTCAGCCAGCCAGCGTCCCGCAGATACCGCAGGGCTTGGCTCATGGCGTCACAGAAGTCGTCGTGGGTCGTTTCGGGGAAGGAGCAGATCTGGCTGATCATGCCCTCAGCCCAGTCCCTGACGTATCCCTTACGGTTGCTGCTCTCTGGAACCCACACACGGCCAGCCTTGATGATGTTGGAGACGATGTTCAGCCGCTGGGTCTTATCGGCCCGGCCGGGGTTGTAGGAGCGCACGAAGACGTGGGCACGCTGCAAGTCTTGGATCAGGGAGATCCCGGCCGCTTTGTCCTCCACCAGCACTAGGTCCACCCGCTTGGCGTCCTTGCCCTCGCCGTAGACCGTCTCGTACTCGTCCAGCACCTTGGGCTTGAGGTCGGGGTACTGAAGCCTGTCCTGCCATGCGTCGATGACCAGAGCGGCCATGGGGCCGTCCTGAGGCTTGAACACCCCGAGCGTGATGCAGGCCGTGGGGTCGTTTTGGGCCTTGTCGGTGAAGGCGCAGTCGTAGCTCTGGAGGATGTACTCCAGCTTTGGGAGCGGCTTCTCAGCAGGCCAGAGCTTGAACCAGTCCCGCTTGACGATGCCGCCCTGCTCGGGGTCGAGGATCTCGGCGTAGATCTCCTGCTGGCCGAGCTTCGTCCCCTCGTACTGCATGATCTGCTTGCGGAAGTTGTCCGACAAGTTGGCGATGTTGGCGTAAGTGGAGGCGGTCGTCAGGTGGACGTCATCCCCCTCCCGGCCCACCAGCTCGACGATCAAGTCCTTGGGCCGTGGGGTGGTGGTGCAGATCAGGCGGGTCTTCCAGTCAGCGTGAACCTTCAAGCGCATACCGAACATGATCTGGTCCCACGCCTCTTGCAGGTACTCCCATGCGGCCAGCTCGTCTGCCCAGCCGCCGTGGAACTGCGGACCCCGGAAGCGCTCAGGCTCAGACGCCGGGATGCCCTTGATGAGAGACCCGTTGACCAGCTTCAGCTCGTGCATCTGCTTGTTGTAGTCCTCGATCAGGATCTTGGGGATGACAGCCAATAGGCCTGAGTCACCCTCAAAGCACGTAGCCCGGACGTCGGCCGAGGTGGGGGCGGAGACCAGCCACCGGGTGCCGGGGTGCTCCCATGCCCACCACCAGATCTGCTCGGCAGCGGTGCGGGTCTTGCCAGCTCCCCGGCCGGCCAGCAGCAGCCAGATCGACCACCAGTCCCCGTGGGGCAGCACCTGATGGTCGTGGGCCTCGGTGAGCCACTTAATCCGTGTGGCGTGGGCAATCGCATGGGCTTGTGGCGCTTCGGCCATGGCCTTGACGACCACCGGGTCTTGCAAAACCTCCAGCGTCTCACTCATCTGCGATCTGGCGCTTAAGTTCGAGGTTCTTCACGGTAGCGGCCAAGATGTCCAAAGCGCTGCTCTGAACTTCCAGAGGGCTATCCGCATCTCCAGCAAGGATTGTCCGGTCACCGTACTTCTTGGGGTTGAACTTCGCCAGCAGCTTTAGGCGCGTCTCGATCTGGAGCTTCCTGTGCCCGAGCATGTCCTCCTCAGTCACCGTCATGCTGTCTTTGTCATCGTCAGCCCCCGACGAGAAAACAGTCTTCTTACCCACCTGAGGGGTGTCGGCAATGATCAGGCATTCCTCGGCCATGGCGTCGTAGCCAACTTCGCGTGCGCGTGCGATGGCTGAAGAAAGGCCGACCCCTGCTTCTCCAAGAGCATCATCAGCGTACATCCAGTTGTAGACAGTTCTCCACTGAGGCATCCCCTCCATACGGCATATCTCCCTTAACGGGATACCGTCACTCAGTAGCTCACAGATCTTCTCTGCTGTTTCTGAGTTGTAGGTGGAGGGGCGTCCTATTTTTTTCTTTTCCTCTTTTGCGGCGAGGTCTTCGGGTTTACCCTTAGTAGCCTGTTTGTCGAGGATTTGAGAGATTGAAGGCATCGGGGGTGTGTCTACCCCTTGCTTCTTGGTTTTCGGGGCTTCTTGGCCCGATTTGGTCTGTTTGCGTGGCATCCCGTACTTTCAGAGACATAAGATGCCCGAAGTTTACCCTGTTGTTCAAGTTCGGGGCAACTTACCCCAAATGCGGGTATTTGAGGTGATGGTGGCCGGTGCTGATCTCCGGCTTGAACCATTGCACTTAGAAGCGGTGGATCTGGATGTTCGCCCACGCATCAGCCTGCGCATTCACCATCACGACTGAGTCCGTCTGCATCATCGCGCCCAGCGTTGCTTGGGAACTCCACAGGAAGACTCATGCGTGATGGCCCCCGGCTTCCCGGGGACTGTCTCTCAGAAATTGTAGTCGTAGAACCTGACTGGCTGATCGCTCAGGTCGAACCTGCGGCCGTGCTTGTCTTTCCAGCCGTTCTTGCCCAGACGGATACGGATGACCGAGTTCTCGGGGTTGCTCTTGATGAACCACTTCTGGTCACGCTGGTTGATGCAGTGACCAGCAAAGCCGCCTGCTGCCCAGTCGAGCTTGACGCTCTCATCGCGCTCAGAGTCCATTGCGCGGACTTCAATGGTCTTGTCGCTGATGACCTTGACAACCTCGTAGGGGTTGACGTCAGAGTAGCCGTAGTGGTTTGCGTAGTTCATGGTGTGTCTTTCAGTTACCCAGCTCGATTGCTGTAGATGTATTTGAACAGAAAATTCAAGAGTGTGCAAGCAGTTGATCAAATTATTTTTGGGCGCTGGATCACAGTCTGCTTGACGCCATCACGCACGCCATGGTCTTTGACGGTAGCCGTCATAGTGGCTGTGTGGCCCTTCAAGGGGAAATCGTAGGATTTGCCCTTGTAGATAACCACATTCTTGTCTGAGTCCTCGCAGATGTGGATGTAGTTGGCCCCATAAACGCCATCCAGAACGATGATATGAACAGTGGTGAGGGTCAGGGTCACCTTCTCTCCGATAGCGCCGATATGGGCACGCTTGGCGTCCAGAGCGGCCTTTTCGTTGACCCACTCCGCCTTTTTGGCTGCACGAGCGTCGATGCCCTTCAAAACGGCCTCGGATTGCTTGGGTGTGAGCTTGCCAAAAGTGTCGAAAACACGGGCCATAGAACCCATGAAGCCCTCTTTGTAGGACAAGCCACCGTAGTCGTCGAAACTGCGGCCAGAGTCAATAGCATCCATGATTTCGTTGGCGCGAGGAGTGTTTGCCTCCCATGTCTTGCGTGCATTGGCAAGGATGTTGCGCTTGCGGCCTGCTTCCCATGCTTCTTGATGCTCGACGGTTGCCATGTTTGTCTTTCAGTTACCCGGCTTGATTGCCGTAGATGTATTTGAACAGAAAATTCAAGAGTGTGCAATACCCCTTCAATTTACTTGGCTTTTGTGTTCAACGTCCCCCTTGAGGTACTGAAGCAGCTCGGTGGCCGTCATGTTCGGATGGCGCTCGATCTGCTCCAGCACGTAGGCGTAGCCGTCGTTGAACCCCTTGATGTACTCGCTCATCACGGTCTCGCTCACGGCTTCTCCAATACGACGCGCTCCAGCACTTCCATTGAACGCTGGATGTCTTCGACCAAATAGTCTGGCAGACGGGATTGCTGGCTGAATGCCCACGACTCCATCGCGGACAGCAGCTTGATCGCTGCGAGGGCTTCTTCTTTGGTCATGTCTTTTCCTTGAGTAATGCGTGAATGGTGGCGTTGCACCGTGCGCAGATGTACATGTAGCGGTTAGGGTTGAGGCTCTTGATGTAGGTGACAGGCTCCCATCGGTGTTTGCAGGTCATGTGTTCTCCTTTGCTTTGCACTCATATACGGTAGTTCCCACATAAAAGCCACCAAGTTTTTTGCATTCATGGCCGATGGTGCTGGCAGACACAACCCACCCCAACGCAAACAACGCGACAGCAATGACGGCGATAAGGACGGCTACAAGAAAGTCATCCATGTTTCTGCTCCCGAATCCACACAGCAAAGCTGGCGGCAGTGTCACCGAATGGCATGGCTTCAATCTTGGTGGCGATCTCGTCCAGCGTTGCGTTGCGAGAGTCAGCACGTACAAGCTCGGCAAAACGTTCAAGGTCTAACCAATTCAGCACACCCGTTTCTGAAATCCAAGCCTCTGGCAAAACAGCCTCCCGCGCCATTTCAATTACGGTCTTCATGTGTTCTTCTCCTTGAGTTTGGCTACGGCTTTATAAATTGCATCTTGCACAGAATTACCAAGATGGCATCCTGCCGCCAAGTTGTTGACCTCATCGTTTGTCAGCCCAACCCATGTGCGCTGTGCTGGCGGGGATGTGTAGAGGGGCGTTTCAGTCCAAAGACCGCTGCCACTTTCTGCCCAGTCTTTTTTGTGCTGCATTAGGACTGGCCCTGAACTATCAGCACTGCATTGATACATCCACGCCACCGGCCCCTGCTGCTGCTTCTTGCACTTTTCGCAGTCGTGGTTCACGCAACCGATCTTGGGTATGTCCTGCTGTGCTGGCTCATAGTCCAGCCCCAACTCTCTGGCGTTCTCTGCCATC